CCACTTGAGCCGCATACGGCTCATAGAGCCCCGTCAGGCCGTTGCGCTCGATCGTCTTCCAGCCTTTGGCGCCTAGGCACTTGTGCTCCCAAATGCAGGGATACCTGAGACCCGGCAGTTCCGGACCCGCGATCAGGATCCCGTCGGCGTGGCCGCGGAACATCCCCTCGGCCGCCTGGAACTCCGGCCGCTCGGGCGGCGCAAACCTGAAGCCGGCCGCAACCAGATGCTGGCGCGTGACGTCCTCGAAGAAGTGCCCGCGTGCGAAGATATCCTTGATGCGCCCAGGGAATTGCGGATCGCACATCCAATCGAATTGAACCCTGCGCAGGCATTCGGAGCCGATCGCGCTGGCGCCGAGATATTGGCGATAGTTCTCGCTCGGCGGCTCGGCCTGCTCGATCAGCCGGTTGATCAGGACATTGAGCTGCCGATCCGAAAGGTTGGAGCGATTGAAATCGAGCGCGATACTCATTTGGCCGCTTCATTCCCCCTCGTCCTCGAGGTCCACGCACAGCGCTCGCGGTAGCCGATCTTCCAGGCCAGCATAGCGTCGTCGTAGCGTTTCCACGCCTCGGGGGTGATCGCGCCGAAACTGCCGTATTGTTTGATCAACGCCTGCAGATCCGGCGGCGGATTGCGGCGTATCCACTCGGCGAAATCATTGGTCATGGCCTTTGTTTCTCCTCACGCAGATCGACACACCGCAAACCGTGTTGTCGCAGCAGGCCTTTGAGCGCCCAGCGCAGCGACCGGATTGCATCCACGCCGAGCAATGGCTGCAAGGTCAGAACAAACCGAGGGAAGTTCACAGGTTGAAAGGGACAGCATCGGCCATCTCATCGTGTGCAGCCTGTTTCCGGATGATCCGTCCTGGTCCCTGGTCACGTGCGATCTCGGCGTTGTGGATCAATTGCCACGCGGCCAGCAGGAACCTGGTCATCGTTTCTTTCGACCAGTTCTTGAGCGGCAGCGACCAATCGACGTCGACCGTCTCGGCGAGCTTCGGCAGGATTGAGCGGACAACCGCAACGTCACAGGGGGCAGGGATGGCAGCGATCGAGCGCACCGTCGCCTCGTCGCTGAGCCCTTCCGCAACCGCCTGTTCGACGCGGACCGTGATCCACTCAAATATAATCGCTGTGACGATCCAACCCCACTGAAGGTCACTCAGGCGACCGACGGGCGTGTTCATCAATGGACCGCCGGATCCAGTCGCGATCTTGCGTGCCCCGGCGATGGCGGCAGCGGTAGCCTTCCGCTGCCACTCGTCCTCATTCTTGCTGATCTCGCCCATGATCATTCATCCTTCTTCGCCCAGTTCGGTCGAGCGATTGCGTTTGCCGGCGGCGTTGTTGTTGCGGCCGGCGCCGGCCCGTTCGGCTTGGTGGCGGCGTCGATCTGCGCAGGCTGTTTCCAGCCCTGCCGCTCCGGCGTGATGACCTCGAGCAGGGTGTTGCGTGCCTGATAATTACCCTTCGGCGGCTGCACGCCGATCCGCACCACGAAGCGCAGGCCGTCAAAATCAGCCCAGCTTGAGCGCTTGCGCGCGTTCTGCGCGGCTTCGCTAGCGTCATCGGGCCGGATGCCGCGCGCCGACTCCAGGATTGCCCGCAGCATCCTGCGGGAAATTTCTCGTGCTTGCTCGTGCCTCTCTGTCGTGCCGGCAAGCGTGAACCGGTGCCAGAGCTTGCGCTTGGCAAAGGGGCCGTCGACCACCGTGAGCTCGCAATCGAGTCCTTCGGATGCGCCGTCGGCCGATCGCTTGAGCCAGCTGCCGTCACCGGCGCCGCCCGGCCGGATCGTGAGATGAACGGTCGCAATTGTGTTTGCCGGAATGACTTCCAGAGTGCGTTGTTCGCCGGCGTCGTTGAAGTCGAGGTTGGTCGTCATAGTCAGTTCTCCTTTTTGGTCGAGGTGAGTTTGGTCAACAACTTTCCAAGATCAGGCTCTTCGATTTGATCGAGCCGCCCTGATCGATCCTTGGCGGGATAGCTCCAGGGATTTGGGTTGTGGCAGACGAGGCCACGGATCGGCGGCTTGCCGTCGCCGAAGTCCAGGAATTGGTAGGTCGCGATCTGGTCGACGATCCCGGGCAGCTCGCGGCCGGTTTTCGCGCCCTCCATCTGGATCGCGAACTCGGCGCGATTGAATTCGTCGACGACCTTCTCGAGGATGGCGACGAAGATGACGTTCTTCTCACGTGCGTGCTGCAATTGGTTCAACCATAAGATCATCTCGCGCCCGTGCAGGCCGTAGGCCCCGCGCACATCCTTGCGGCCACTACGCTCGCTAAAGGCTTCGGGTTGCTGCTCGGCCCACCGGAACGACAGCCGGCTGATCGCCGTGACTGAATCGATGAAGATGGTTTGATAGTCGGCGAGATTTTCCAGCGCCCCACCGACGGCCTCGTAGTGCGCCTGTGAATAACAGGCAGTCGGAGGAAAGCTTGGATTAGGTCCGCCGATCCGGCACGCGAGATCACGTGCGGTCGGCCAGTCGTCGAGCCGAATAGTGGCGACCGGCAGATCGATCACCGCAAGGTCGCCGGCCTCGACGTCGATGAAGAGGGTCCGCCCGGCATCCAATGTCCTCAACAGACTGGTCTTGCCGACCCCAGTCGGCCCGACGATCAGCACCTTGGCGCCGCGGCGCTCGCGCAATCGCTTGTCTGCACTGATGATCTGCATGGCGCGGCTCACTTCCTGATCTGGGTTAGCAGCAGCCGCGCCGCTTCAGTCTGCTGGCTGGCCAGCGCCTTGACCCCGCCGGTGGCGAAGGCGGCGACAGCTTTCAACAAGTCGGCTAGTCGTTGACCAGCGCCGGCATTGAACGTGGAGGTCGCCCCGCCTGTGACTTTGGCGATCTCGCCGAAAACCTGTGCGGCGTGTTTGTCATCGCCCTCCAGGAACAAGAAGGCCGGAACGTTGAGCTCGCGCGCAATGGCATAGAGACTGGAGGGCTTTTCCTCCACGGCGTCGCCGACGAATACGAGCGCGTGCACCTTCTGGAGTTCATTCTCCTTCCGAGCATGGGTGAGAACATTGCCGATTTGGGTGAAGCCGGACTGGCAACTGATCCGCGCCATCATCCGACCCAGACGCGCCGCGTCGGAAAGCCAATGCGAGGCCTGGCACTCAAACCTGCGGTAATAGACAAGCTGCACGTCAAGCCCGCCGATGGCGGCGACGGCCTGAAACATATCGGCTTGCAGCTGCGCGGCAGTATCCCAAGTCGGCTGCCTCGACGCGGTCGCATCGAGTGCGAAGACCAGCCGGCCGCGAACCGGATCTATGCGGGACAGGAGCGCCTCGACCCGCGGGCGGGCCGGAACGCTCAGCGAAGTGATTGTCACAGGCGAGGGCATGATGTGGGGTCCGTAAGCTTGCGGGCGAGATCGGAGAGGGAGATTTCTTCCTGGTCGACGACGAGGAGATAGGTCTCGCCGTGCTCGGCGAGGATCCGGCCACCTTCGGCTCGGAAGTATTCAATGATGGCGACTTCTATTTCGCGCCAAGCTGCGATTAGGGGCCGGGCATGGTGTCGGGGTTGTCGTTTCACAGCGCACCAGAAAGAAACGGCGCCGCCCGTGGAGACGAACGGCGCCTTGAGGAGTTAGAGAAGGGGCGCGATGGCATCGTCGAAGACGTTGTCGACACCGATTGCCTTGCCGAAGGCTTTACGATCGCTCCGATCGGCTTCGCGATAGGCCTTCACGAGGCGCACACGCCTGCGGACTGTTTCGGCGGCTTCGAGCAGGGCTATGTGCCCCCGCACGACCTGATTGATCAGGTTGGGGACCTCGGCTTCAAGAAGCGTCGCCGCTGCCGCGATATACTGAGGCGTGGACCCAACGAGCATCCCCGCCTCGGCTTGAGTTCTTGGCGTGACCGGCAGGCCTAAGAAGAGTTTGGCCCCCGCGAAGGCCCGTGCGGTGGCGTGGGCGTGCTGAAGCTTGCGATACGGACGATGATGCCGCGGTTGACGCGGTAAGCTTCGTGGACTATCTGCTCGGTATAACATCAAACTTACCTCCGGTTTGCGGTCTGGGCGTTCGAGCGCCCAGCCGCCCTTTGCTGCGCTGTGTCGAAACCACCTGCGCCGGCAGCGGACGCGCCGTGGCGGATCGATCCTTACGAAGTAACGGGGGTCAGTAACCGTTCGAGTGCTTGCCGGGGGACGATGAGCCTTCGGCCAATGCGAATTGTCGGCAGTGCTCCTTTTGCGGCGGCTTGATACGCCGCCCATTGCCCCAACCCTAAAATTTGGCCTGCCTCCCGGACCGTAAACGCGCTCCGGTCGTCCCACTTTTTCGCCAGCACCCGAGCGCTATTAGTTTGAACAGTCATCGTAATTCTCGATTAATTGACATGCTGTGTAATGATCTATATTGTCTTTTTGAACTGTTATCAGTCATTCTAAAATAGGCTGATCGTCATGCGAAAACTCGCCAAAAAAAGAGGGCGCCCACCAGCCGCCATCCCCACGGTGCAGGTGACGGTTAAGTTGTGGAAGGAATGGGTCGAGCGGTTCCAAAAAAAGGAAGGCGGTATTTCGAAAGCCATTCAGGAGCGCCTAGCGCGTTCATTTGTTGAAGACGCCAGAGATGCAAAGCTGATCCAACTCGCCGGTCAGATTGAACAGCTCGCAATTCGGGTGCGCCGCGGCTACGGCGCTGAGTGGTACGAGGACCAAGGTGCACACGCTGCATTTATTGGTGCGGTAACCCTCCTGTTAAATGCACAGCGTAGACCACGCACCGCAAAACCCATGAAATACGAACCAGCGCAGGCCGCTCAAATCATTTACGACAGCTATATCGCCGAGCTGAAAGAAGACGATCCGGCAGACGGCATTCCCAAAATGAGGATGCCGATAAAGCAACGATTAAATCCAGACGAGGAAAGCAAATGAGCAAGCACGAATACGGTGGAGGGGCTATTGATAGGCGCGGCCCGGATACTTGGCGGCTGCGCTGGCGCGCGAATGGTCAAAGGTGCACGAAGACGTTTCATGGAACGCTGCTTGCTGCACGCAAAGAATTGCGCGCCCTAGTCAAGGCCGTCGACGATGGGCAACACGTCGCGCCTACCCGGCTGACATTGCGGCAGTGGACCGATCAGTGGCTGACGTTGCTGTCGCGCGAAGTCAACAACACGACGCTCCGCCGTTCCCGCGGGCTGGTCAGTGCGCGCACGCGTGAGCGCTACGGAGAACTGTTGACGCTATATGTTTTGCCTTCGCTCGGCGAGCGGCCGTTGCAGAAGCTCACCGTCTCGGAAATCGACAAGCTTTACATCGCCCTTGAGCAGCGGTTGTCGACGACCAGCGTGAGGCACATCCATGTCTGCCTGCGCGCCTGCCTCGCCACAGCGGTCAGAAAGGATGTGCTTCAGAGAAACCCGTCCGACAATGCGGATGTGCCAACGGGCGAAGATGGCGAAGTCGGACAAGCACTCGACCAGAATGAATTGAAACGACTGCTGGACGGCTTTCGCGGAAAGGTGCTCTATCCTCTAGTTTGCACAGCAGCCTTTACAGGCTGCCGCTTGGGCGAATTGCTGGCGTTGCGTTGGAGCGATCTTGATCCGGCCGCTGGCACACTGCGGATTGAACGCAGCATTGAGCGGACCAAAGAGTTCGGTCACCAGCTCAAGAAACCGAAATCGTGGCGTGGCAAGCGGACGATTGAGCTTGATCCCGCATTATTGGCCATGTTGCTCGGCTTACGTAAGACCTTCCTGCATCAAGTCGCTGGCGTTCCCGACGGGACGGAAGTTGATCTTTCGCTCATGGGTGCCAAGCTTCCGTCTGAAGCGCTGATATTTTGTTCGCCAGCGGAGCCCCTCGACCTGACGCGACTGCGCAATCCGAATGCAGTCACACGTGAAACACGCGCGCGCTTTCGCAAGCTCGGATTCAAGACGCTACGCTTTCACGATTTGCGGACAAGTCACGGCACGGCATTGCTCAATGCCGGTGTGCCGGTACATGTGGTTGCGGCTCGGCTCGGGCATGACCCAGCCGTGCTGTTGCGGCACTATGCCAAGCGTACTAAGCGGGCTGACAACGCGGCTGCCGCGGTGATTGCCACCCTCTCGCAAGGCATCCTTTAGGCACTGTTGCGGTCCAGAATGTGCAGTGTGATGCACATAAACCATGGGGTTAGCCATGGCGCGGTTCATCTACCAGCCTAGCAGAAGCCCCTCCCATCGCAACATGCCCTCGTCGGGTGCTGTGCCGAACTAACGATGTGCGTCGATGCGAGGAGTAGACGACAGTGGACGATAAAGTTGTTGAGTTTCCGTCTACCGAGGAAGAAAGGCGATCGCTTCGGAAAGCGAAGCAGGCTAAAGCCAAGCAGCAACTCATCAATCAATTTGTTGATGAACCTAACGGGCTTTTTTATACGCCCAACCAGCATGCCTATGCTGATCTGTTTGTGGAGGGATGCCGTCAAACGTGGGCTGTTAGATCAAGTCAGTTCCGACACGCATATATGCGGTACGTCAACCGGCAAATACAGCAAATGATCGACGCAGACCCCTTAATGGCTCTCGCGCTGAGAGGCAGTCTTTCTAAGAGCGCAGTGAACGCTGCGATTGACAACTTCGAGATGAAGGCAATTGTCTCGACAATCGAGCGCAATGTCCATCTGCGCGTGGCAAGCGACAGCGGCGACCTATTTGTTGATTGTTGCGATAGCGGTTGGCGCGTTATTCGCATCACCGGCGTTGGTTGGAAAGTCATTGAAGCGTCGACGGCGGTAAGATTTCGTCGCACTAGGGGGATGGTAGCGCTTCCGGTTCCACAACGCGGAACTCGGATTGAAGAACTGCGACCGTTCCTCAATGTCAGCGATGGCGATTTCGTGCTGGTCGTGGCCTTCATGGTGGCGGCATTGCGGGATCGCGGACCATATCCAATTCTTGTACTCAACGGAGAACAGGGTACAGCAAAATCCACTTTCGCTCGTATTGTGCGAAGCCTGATCGATCCGAGTTCGGTCCCACTGAGTTCGCTGCCCCCGACTAGTCGCGATCTTTTTATTGCCGCCAACAATCAGCACGTTCTGTCATTTGAGAACCTGTCGAAGCTAACACCAACAATGTCGGATAGCCTGTGTCGCCTGGCGACAGGCGGCGGTTTTCGTGTTCGTACCCTCTACAAAGACAGCGACGAAACACTGTTCGACGCATCACGCCCGATTATTCTCAACGGCATCAATAATTTTGTCACCAGGGGCGATCTTCAAGATCGCGCCATAGTGCTGCCGCTCTCGCCGATTTCTGACCGGAGGACGGAAAAATCACTGTTCGCGGATTTTGAGCGTAAGTGCGCTGGCATTTTCGGCGCGCTGCTCGATTTGATGGTTAAAGGTGTGGAGAGGCTGCCCGATACACATCTCAATAATCCGCCCCGGATGGCAGACTTTGCGACATGGGCTGTCGCATGTGGCCTTGAAGGGTTCGAAGCGGCGTACGCTGCCAACAGGCAAAACGCCATCAATGTGCTTCTTGAAAATGATCTATTGGCCAAATCGCTGATGGCGCTTGAACTGCCGTGGGAGGGCACGGCTCACTCATTGCTTAATATTGTCGGCCCGGCAACGAAGGTCGTGAACCCCAAGATGTTGAGCGAAGACTTGCGCCGGCTCGCGCCGATGCTGCGGACCGTAGGCATAGAGGTAATCCATGAGCAGCGGACGGCTGAGCGACGGCTTATCAGGATACAGCGGCGATGACGCGGATGACGCAGAATTTTAAAAACGTGCGTCATCTGCGTCATTGGACTGATTGCCGTGAACCACGCAACCGACATACCCCGCCAGAGCCCCTGTGCAGAATCGTCGTCGGTTCTTGGACCCAATTTTGGACCCAATCAGACATCACTGGGCATCACCGATCGGCACGACGCCTGCTGCCAAGGAGCCAGAAATGCCCGAAAAACCCAACGTTTTGCAACCAGACACTACTAGTCATTACCACGCTTTGAGAATTTGAAGTCCGGACGCCCCACCGGGGACGCTTCTCTTCCAATAGCTTTCACTCCAAACACTTAGCTACATTTCTGCGCGCGAACAAACCGCGCGTG